GATGTCCCGAATGATCAGACCAGTCTGAGCAGTCGTAAGCAGAACACCGGGAAGGTTTGCCGGGAATGGAGCTGAGTTCCACGCCTTCAGGATGGCAGCCTTACCGTTCATGATGGCTTCTTTGAGAAGCAGAGCTCGACGGAGTGCAGCCAGCTTTTTGGACTTCTCAGCCCCAGCAGCCAGAACATCGTCGAGGGTCTTATACTTCTCCTTCAGCGTATCAATGGTGGCGCCTGCTCCCGTCTTCAGGCTTTGCCAAGCCTCTCCGAACTTCTCGAGAGCTAGCTTCCAGCGCTCAGCCCAGGTCAAAGGATCACTCGAGCCTTCGTCAGGAGACCCAGCGCCAGCAGCAGCAGCGTCAGGGTCGATCTCACCTTTGACAACTTTCCAGAACTGAGCGATTTGCGGGAAGGTCTCCGCCATCTTGGTGATGATCCCGTCAACCGCGCTGGTAAAGCCCGCACTCAAGCCCTCGAAGAGCTGCCCACTCATGCTGCCCTCGGGATCAATACCCAAGGACGACATCATCTCCGCAACTTTCGCTTTAATAGCCGTTATCGGGTTTGCGCCATCCTGCTCGCTGTCCCAGGTGAAACGGAGCGCATTCATGGACGCCGCATTCATCCGGTCAGTTGCGCTCTTTACAAGAGCCTCAGCAGTCGACAGACGACCCTCGAGCGTTGTTACGCCCTCAGAGGGCATCAGAGCATCAGCCAGGCTATTAGCGCCCAGGGAGCGCAGCGTGTCAGCAACGTCGGTACGAATTCGAGCAAAGAACAACTTACTCTTTACAATGATCTCTTCGAACTTGGCCTTTAGGGTATCGAAGGCGGCGACAGCGACCTCTTTAAAGTGGCCCCAAATCTTCATGCCGTTTTCGATGACCTTGAACTTCTCCTGTAGGTAAAGCAACGCAGCGCCGAACGCGAATACGGCAGCGATGATTGCGCCAATTGGGTTGGCTAGCATCGCAACGCCAAACCGAATTATTGCTTTTGTTGCTACAACCATAGAGGCGACAAAGCCTCTGACAAGGAACGAGGCCAAGCCCCAGACTGCTTTAAAGAACCCATAGGTAGTGGAGACTGTTGCTGCTATGGAGACAGCAATCCAGCTCAAGAACCCCCGGACTACCTGGGTGAGTAGTATCGTAGCGAGAGAGCCCGCAGCTAGAACAACTAGGTGTACGTTCTCAGCCAGTACTGCCATTACACCTGCAAGCTTGTTGGTAACGCCATAGGTCTGGTTGACCCGGTCGACCATTTCGGTGAATGCGTTGCTGAACAGTACTCGCGCCTGGCCGAGCGTCACATCCATCTTGCCTACGGCGGCGTTCGTCTCCTCGAGGCGGTCAATCAGCAGAGGCATGATCCGCTCTGCCGTTAGGCCACCTTCCTGGGAGAAGAGCCTGAGCTCACCGACCGTCATGTTCAGGCCTTCCGCCAGCATGTTGGTGAGCACTACGTTGTTCTCGGACACCGAGCGGAATTCATCCCCACGGAGCGTCCCGGAAGCCAAGCCCTGCGCGAACTGACGCGCCGAGTTTGCTGCTTCTGATGCTGTTGTTCCTGACATGAGGAACGAGTTGGTGACCACCTGGGTCACAGCCGCCACGTCCTCCTGGCTGGTGCCCAGATGCTCTGTGCTCACGGCGATACGTTGGTAGAGCGTACCCACAGCCGAAATATCAGCACGCGACTCTCGAGCTATTCGCTTGATGTCGAGCATACCTCGAGCAACATCCTCAGAAGCATCGAAGGTAGCGTTCATTTTGTTGCGGAGGTTGACCATCTCATCCGCTGCTTCCGTCAGGGCAGCGACTCCAAAACCGCTGGCGATGGTTACACCGAGCTGTCCCAGTTGGTTCTGGAACTGCATCGATGCGCGACGCATGTTGTTAGCCATTTTTTTGAAACGGCGGTCAACCTGATCAATGTCCTTACGAAAAGCCGCCGAGTTCATTCTGAGTCGAACGGCTAGCGTTCTTAAAACAGCAGTAGCCATAATGATTACCTCACGGCAGCTTCCATCTGATGATTCGATTGTTTAGCGCACGGCGCAGCCGATCAGCGAGGATTATTTCCTCACCGTCGAAGGCTGGGCGCATAAACGGCCTTTCTTGGGTTGGGCCAAAGGCTGAGTCTGTGGTCCCGAACTCGTTTTGCAGGGCGTAGGCGGGCTTACGATTACCTTTGTTAGCTCCACGTTTGTAGGAGCCTCGCTTATCAGTACCTGCGCGAACGTCACAGACCAGGTCTTGAGGCTTAACGTGTCCATGCGTGATGCGAACTGAGTTGAGTAGCGAACTGGTGTCGACCATGTCCCAACGTCTGATGTTGTTCTTCACGTTGACCATGACAGGCCTCATCGCGGATTCCATAGCTTCTTTGCCCTGCTGCGTCCGCGTTTCCTTCTCCATGCGAAGCAGTTCCTTCTCGATTTCCTTTAAGCCTTCAACTTCAAAGACGTTGTAAATACCGCCGTTTCTATGAACGACCTTGAAATCATTTGCCATTTTGGAACTCCGCGATTCGCTTGAAGATGTTGATCTGCTGCTCGTTAGACTGCCTCCTGTTGCTGTGGCGGCTATACAGCGGGAAGAAGTCGGAGGCCTGTGCAGGCTTTCCGCCTTTCTTCCCACCGTTGACGTTCACTAGCGTCGCCGTGATCACACCAGCCCGGTAGTCTTCTCGAACTGAACCCCAGGGCTCGAGGCCAAAGAAGACCATCCACTCCTGGAGCTCGGACGCCTGCATCTGCGTCTCGAGCTGCCTGACTGTCATGCCCAGTGCGAGCGCTAAGCGGAACTTAAAGCGCCTGACTGGGCACTTCAGTTTCCCTCAGCGATACCTAGGTCGTTGTCGGTCATACCCGACAGCTTGCGGACCTCTTCGAAGAGACGGTTGATGATGTTGCCGTTCTTCTTGCCGAGCTCCTTTGCTTCGCTCGACTTGAACAGACGTTCCCCGTTCTCATCGACCAGGCAGTTGACGACGAGTCGAGCTCGCATGTTGGTAAGGTCTTGGGTCACACCCAGGGACGCCTCGAACTCGTCACGCTCTGCAGCTGACAGACCTCGAAGACGAACTGAGCCACCCCACTCAGGAACATCGACCTCAACAAAGTTAAAGTCGGTGGCCCCTAGAATTTGGTCACGGTTAAGAATCATGGTTTCTCCTCCTGGCGAAAAAAAACGAGACACCCCCGAAGGGATGCCTCGCTATCGTTAGCTACCGAGCGTGCCGTCGGTATCAAACGTCACTGCACCGTCAATGTTGATGCTGACGTTAACCGTCACAACATCTTCCAGAGGCTGCGAAATGCTGTAGCTCTGGACGAAGCCTGCGAATTCGCAAGCTGCAACATTGCCGCTGGCGTCTGTCCAAACGATCACAAAGTAGACCTTCGCGCCGCTCGAATAGGACGACTGCATCAGTGCGTGGGTTGCTTGAGTGGAAGAGTCAGGAACCCAGTTGAGAGCGATATCAATCGTCCCACTGTCTTTCTGACCCACTAGTTTGCTTTTGTACGCCGAGCCGTATTTGCTGACCTCGATGATGTTCGCAGAGAGCTCCATGTCTCCTACGTTTTGAACCTCACCGACGAGGTCACCAGCGGCAAGCGTAGCCAGGGTGTGGCTGCTGCTCTTGGCGTACAGCTTCGTTTCTTGCCCGGTAAAGGGCGCCGAAATAGCTGCCATGTTGTTAGCTCTCCTTGACGAGTAAGACTAAATCTAAGGTTGATGAGTAAAGCTGAAGGGTTTCTTCAAAATCATTGACGATGTTGTAGATGCGACAGCCTTGAATAAGGTCGCCACTCTGTTCAGCGGTAAGTCCATTGAAAAGCGCGACGAGTGCTTGAGTGATCTCACGCATCTCGCTGTACTTTTCAGCGAACACAGTCAGGTCGACTTGGTAGCGTCTCAGAGCCGAAACACCCCCGGCAGTAAGGCTCTCGATGCCATCCATCACCCGATAGACAATGGCTGGCTTCGTTACCTCCTGGGGAAGACGTTGAGGGTACACCGCGTTGGAAGCGATGAGAGACGTGACCGAGCTTTCGGCCAGGATCAAAGAGCGGAGGGATTGGTCGATCATCGCACGTCCTCCGCATATATAACGACGGCTGTGCGTTTTCCAGTTGGGTCTGCACTCGACAGAACCTCTAGGCGTCGACCCGCCACGTCGATTTGGGCTCCTGGGTTGAGTAGCTCGAGGTCTTCGCTGTAGCGGAACTGCAGCTCGAACTCGATACGGCTCATCAACTGACCATTTTCTGCACGCTCCCGAAAGGTGCGTTGTTTGATGCTGCACTTGTGGGTAACAGCCTCAGCAGTCATGGTGTGATCGAGAGCCCCGTAAGCATCGGGAGTCGATGAACGCTGGTAAATTGTTGCTGTGTGTCTGAGCGATCCAGCTCGCATAAGCCCTCCTTACGCTACGCGTAATTTGTAGGGCGTGAGCAGATCGTCAGCAGCTTTAGGGGCTTTCACAAGCGCCAAACCAGCATTATCGATGACCCCGTCCTCACGGTACTCATAGACTGATCCGACCAACAGGAGGATGGCTTGCTTAACAGAAGCAGGCACATCTACTGAACCATCGAGAGCGTAAGTCACAGCAATATGCTTGGGCTCGTTAGCGACATCGGTCGGCCATACCTGGCCCATTGCTGGGAAAAGGTAGGCTCTATCTGAAGCACCCACTAAACGGTAGGCACTACCCGACAGCGTTTGCTGTGAGTAGTCCCCATCGTAATAGGTGACAGAGGTGATGCTGCTGATGTTGCCTCCCGGCAAGTAGAGCCCAAGCTTGCTGCGCTCAGCTCCAGCGGGAAACGCATCGAAGTAAACCGTCTTCGATCCTGTAGTCCAGGACCGATTGGTGAACGACTCCGCGTATTCCGTAGCGACAGAAATCATACGCGTGATCTCTGCCTGCTCATCGCTGTCAATGGTGCTAGGCAGACGCAGGTGAATCCGCGCTTCTGCAAGTGTCACTGGGTCTGCCATAGCGTTCTCCTTCAGTCAGTTACTTAGGCGTGAGACACACCCACAACCTTCACGGCCTGCGCGTCAAGGACCATGGAGCCAACACGCTTCCGGGTGTAGAACATCACGGACCCGGGGTTGGTGTAGGGGTCACGGAGCATGCTCACATCGACCCGATCCACGATCTGGAAGGCACGGCTGAAGTCACCGAACATGATCGGAGCAGAAGCTGCTGCCTCGTCGATGTCATCCATGTCTTCGTTGATCACGATGCGGTAGCCGAACAGACGGTCTGCCATTGCAGACGTGAGGTCACGCTGCAGGAAGTACTCGCCATTGCCGTCGGTCAGGTTGACCAGCGCGTGGTGCGTAGCACGGTTCATCATCCACACAGCACCAGGCAGGTAGCCGGTACGCACAGACTTCACAACGGTGCGAAGGAACTCGATGATCCCTGCATCGGTGGAACCGAGAGCGTTGTTCACGCCAGTGTTAAGCACCTGGAAGGTACCGTTGGCGTCAGACGCAGCACCATCAGCGGTCAGCGTGAGGCCGTTGAGGATACCCACAGGCTTGTTGGTGCCGTTGCCAGACAGGAAGGCCACGCCTTCTGCTTCAGCAAACTGACGAGCCACTTCGCCCAGGAGCCAGTCCTCGACATTGAAGAAGCCATCTTCGATCAGGTGCTGGTACACGCGGGGACGTGCATACACTTCACCAAAGGTAGCCGTGCGCTGAGCGAGCTCAGGGCTGTTGGTTTGCGAACGAGCGTCCGTCTCACCCACCCAACCAGAAGCTGCGTCACCGATGGACACCAGCTGCTTAACGTCGGTGGTAGCGGCAGAAGCCACGGAGCAGACCTGACGCAGCGGGCTGATTTCGTGCTCGATGCGAATGATCTCCTGACGGAGCTCCTCGGGGAGAGCATACCCACCCTGGGCGTCGGTGCTGATCTGGAGATCAGTGCCCTTGGTGCGGAGACCCTCAGCGCCTTCCTTAATGAAGGTCTTGAACAGGGATTTGTGTTCCATTTCTTTTTCATCTCCGAGAGATTTGATGAATGCGGGAGCAGCCTGCTTAGCTTTGACCTCCTCGAGGTCAGCTTTGATAGCTGCAAGTTCTTCAGAAGCCTTGGTGGCTTCAGCTTTGAGGGACTCGTTTTCGGCGGTCACGGCTTCGTTCTTGGCGACAACCTCATCGATGGTCTTTTCAACGACCTCGAGGCTCACCTCCTCAGCCGCAGCAACCTCGGTCTCCTCGACAGATTTGATTTCTTCCGTCATAGCAGTTTCCTGTTACTTGGTTTTGGATTTGATGCTGTTGAGTTTGTCCAGCATCGCCTTGAGTCGTTGACTGTTGTCAGCCTGAAGAGCGTCACGCTCCTCGAAGTCCTCCTCGATCAACTCCTCGTCAACCTCGAGGGCTTTGAAGCCTTCAGCCAGCAAGGCTTTGGCTTCTCGACGAGACAGTCCTGCATCACGCAAGACAAGCTCGAGCTCTCGAATGTTGAGTTCCCCGTCAGCGTCCTTCACTGCAGAAACCAGTGCCGAAGCGTTAGCGGGGATGGTCACTAAAGAGACTTCATGCAGGTCGATCTCTTTTAGGTGATTAGTTTTGGTCTTCGAGTTGTACTCCTCGTCCCGAACTCGATAACCAATCGACATGCTGTTGATGGCGCCATCCTTCAGAAGCGCGTAGGCCTCATCAGCATCGCGAACACCAGCAGTCAGAGTGCCGGTCACACGCAAGCCCTTGCCGTCCTCGACCATTGAGGTCCACTTACCAATGGGACGCTTCAGGTCATGGTGCAGCAGCATGGCTGGCATGGTTTTGGAATCACGGTGACGGTCGAGGCTCTTTGCGAAAGCACCAGCTTCGACAACATCACCTACGCGGTCGATGTTTCCGAACGTGCTCGCATAACCCTCGAACTTACGTTCCTCATCGTCCTGGTAGAGCTTGATGTCTTCCAGGTGAAATACCTTTTTCATAGGAACCTCGTTGGACTTTTCTAGTTCACGTTGTTTGCGCTTGGCCCAGGCATAGCCTGAGTCCGAGCCCCAAAGCAGCCAGGCGATCTTCCCAGCACTTGGGTAGCCTGGCTCTCCAGCTCGAAAGCCTTCTGCGCGTTTGTCGACCTCATGTCGGGCGAAGAAGGACACCATGCGATTGACGGTTCTCGGACTGAGCTCTTTGCGGTTCGCAATGTCTCGAGCTCGAGCAACACCAACAGCTGTCCCGCCACGGTTATATTCGCGACGGAGCTCAAGGCCTCGCCGTGCGGCTTTCGCCATGGCTTCAGTTGGGACTAGGCTCACCATCAGGCTGGTCCTCTTGTTGGTTGTTGTTTCCGAAAGTCAGGTTGTTGCTGTCGGAGACGTACTCGTCGCCACCTTCTCGAGGGTTCATATCGAGACGAGCTCGAACCTCATTGGGCGACATCACGCCGATCTCGAGCAGCTTGGTGTAGGCCTCGACTTCACCTCTGAAGTCGCCTCGGATGAGCTCCGACACGTCAAAGCGAAACTCTCGAGTGCTGTCACCGAGCAGCTGGAAGTTCATTCGAGACTCGAACGCCTTGAGATAAGGCGAGATAGCCGACTTGTAGAAGTCCAGGCCTTGCGCCTCGATGTTCGAGAACGTGGCTCGAGACAGATCAGCGATCATGTGTGGCGGGACGCGGAATATTCCACAAATCTCCTCACGCGACAGCTTCCTGGTCTCTATTAGCTGCACGTCTCCGGGACTCATTGAGATTGGCTGGAACTTCACCCCTGCTTCGAGAAGGGCAACGCGGTTGGCGTTACGCGTCCCGCCGTGAGCGGACTCCCAGCTTTCTTTCAGGTTCTTGTACGCGTCATCGCTGAGCGTACCGTCGACCTGGAGAACGCCTCGAGGAGTAGACCCATTGGCGAAGACATTATTCGCATGGTCGCGCTGTTCGATGGCGCCACCCAGCAAATGTCCTTGATACGAAATGGGGGAAATCCCTCGAATACCATCGAGAGTGAGTCCCTTGAAGTGAAGCACCTCGTCAGGCTGGAGCATCATCGTGCGCTCGCGGCCTTTCTCACCAATCGTGACTTGATAGGTGATTCGATTCTGAGCCTGGATGTCCACGCTCACCGAATCGACGGGGATAGGATGTAAAGCAACAACACGGCCCGATTCGCCTCGGACGATGTAGTTGTAGCTGTTACCCCGGAGACACAGGTTGACCACCTGCATCTGCCAGAATTCCTGAGCAGTCTGCCAATCATTAGGCGCCCGGTAGACCAGGCTGTGCATG